CAATACTAATATCTCCAGCTTCTTTATTAAGTTGATAATCTTCTTCAACTATGGTTTGCTCTTGAAAACCGACTTCATTTATACGAGTAAGAATACCAACTTTAGCAAAACCTTTCCAAACTACATGCCAAACTTCATAAAGAGTAGTATTATCTTCATAACTATTAAGTTTCTGAGACTTATAAAGTTTACGTTCTTCATCAGTAAACTTATCACAAACATCAGCATATTTTTCAAATAATTGATTCCAACCAAGTTGAACAGTCTTTGCACTACTACCAGGAACACGATTATAAAGGTCATCAAGATAGGCTCTATCTTTATCTTCTAGATAATCATCAAAAGCATCAATAATTTGATTATAAGACATCATAATACGTCTAGCAAACATATCATGGTCTTCAACCATCATTTGATTATTTGGAATAGGAAAAGCTTCTGCAACTGGAACAGCTTCTTTAATAATCTTATCTCCACGAAGTTCAGTATAAGTATAACATTCCCCAAGAGCACAATAATTAAAGAAAGCAGTAAGATATATTTGAGCATCGTTAGTAAGGTCACGAATAAAGTTAAGTATATCTTGACCTTGCTTACTTTCTCTATCAATATAATTTTGATTAAACTTATTCATAAACTCTTCTGGGTCAGGCATCACATCTTGAGGATTAATACTATCGACTGATTGTCCTTGTCCTTGAGCTTGTTGAACAGCTTCTTGATACTTACGTTCAAACTCTTGTTGAAAAGCTTGCTGAGCAGCTTCCGTCACTTTCTCTTTAAGAGCGGCATTTCTATTAAATACAATATCAGGATTATTAGCTCCTACAACAAAGTCATGAATTCCTTTAAAATACTCTCCAATATACCTACGTACAATATCGGACATAATGTCATAATTACGAAGTACAGCAGGAAATCGTTTATAACGCTCTTTAGTAGCATTATAAGGATTGATAGTTTTTCTATAAAACTCATTAGGTAATTCACCATGAAGAACACGAAGCATTGTTTCAGTTTCAGTTCTATCATTTAAACTAAGTCCTAGACCAATAATATAATCAATACTATTGGCATACCAATAAGGTTTTGCTTTCTCAGAAGCAGACACCTTTTGTTTAGGAAATTGAAAACTTAAATTATTAAACATACGTACATTTAAATTATATAGTTAACTAATAGTTGCAACAATTATTTCAAAACCATTCTCTCTCCCATATAGAGTCTTTATAATTTGTTTCAGTTGCTTTCTTTCTATGAACAAGTTCTTTAGCTGCTTGAACATCTTGAACTCTCCATTGAAGAGCACGTATAATCATTTCAGATACACGGTCAAAGTTTCCTTTAACGTTCCATTTAAGAAGTTCAAGTATAGCTTGATGGTCATAAATAGTTTGAAACAAATAAATGTCTTCACCTTTATAATTTTGACCGACTTTGCTATAAAGCATTTCTTTTAAAAGACGAAGACCTTCAAGAACTTTAGTACCGCCTTGACCGTTGCCACCTCCCATGTTTACACCATAAGAAGCAGACAGTTTTGCTTTAATAGAACTATCCCAAAGTTCAACTGGGTCTTTCATCAAATATTTCAACGCTTTCCATTTAGTAAAGTTACTAACAGTTTCACCTCGGTTTACCTCAACTCCTGTAGTACCAATACAATTATAATAACGAGCCATATAATAACATATACGGTCGGCATCTTCAAGTTTCTCAGGACGACCATAATAAGCACAAACGCATTTAGTCTTAAAATTATTATATTGCGTAGGATTTTCCCAAACTCTAATACTATTATGAGAATGTTTATTTGTTATACCTTCGTTTTCTTTATCAACACCAACAGGGTCATAACTAATACTATATTGACCAGGAGGAATACCAACAACTTGATGACCTTCTTTATCAGTATAAGCTACATGAATAGGTTCAAACCATTTACGAACACAACCATGATGATGTTCATGAGCTTTACGTGGAACTCCTTCTATCCAATCATAAAAATCAACATTAAATTTACCACCTTCTGCTTTAATACGAGCATTAGTCTTAAAAATAATCTTATGATTAATATCTTCAAAGAACATACCATCATCACTTATATCAGTATAAGCAGGGTCATTTTTAAGTATCTCTTCCCAGTTCATTAAAGCTTCAGAACTAAATAAGTTCTCACTAGTAGAACTAAATGATTCACTAGGCATATTAGCATATTGCCCGAGATAATTAATATAATCACTAAAAGATTTACTACTCTCTTTCTTAGCAACACGTTCACGATAAGCAATTCTAAGACCATTAATTATGTCAGAATTACCATCTTTATCCATAGCAAAGTCATTACCTATTTGTCCCTGAAGACCCCAACAATAAGGTTTGAAATAACCACATATTTCATTACGAGAATCTTTATCCCAAACATTCTCAAAAGGCATAAAATGAAATTTCTTTGGATTATAGAAGTTCATCTCGAATACTTGCATATTACCACTAGTAGCAGTACCCCAAGCAAAAAGATTACCGGTAACATAACTACCAGTACGCATTGCAGGTTCGGTAACATTCATGTATTCATCAAAGTTTTCCATAGTAGAAACCTCCTCAGTCTTAACACTAACAGCATCCTTACCAATAGCACAATCGGGATTGTTATTAGCAGAAGCACTAAATAAAGCACTATTCCAAGACTTAGGACTAACATCACCGTTAGGTAGTTTAAAACCTAAAGTAAAGTTCTCAGCAGCTCTAGAAAGAATACCACGTTTAAAGAATGTATTATTCTCATAAAAATAAAGATTACGAATAGTAAAGTCAGTAAGACCTCCACGCTTAGTAAGATATTTACTATCCGCTGCAACATGAATACAAACTTTATTAGGTTCGAGATTAATCTTATTGGCACTATGACTAGCCATAATATAAGAGAAACCACCACGGCGAGTTTTATCTATAAGAAGATGAAAACCATTAAGTTCACAAAACTCAATAATAGCAAACGTCCAAAATTGAGCATCAATAAACTTTGGAAAGTCTTGTTTCTTCTTAGCAACAGAACCTTTATCAGTATGAATAATACTCTTTTCATCAAGCTGTTCAATAACTATATAATTTAAATAGTTATACATAGCTCCACTAATATGAAGATTACGAACTTTGCCATCTCTCATAAAACAAGGAGCTTCGTAACCATGAGTTCTTCTATATTCTTCACGTTTACGAAGTTGTCTATGAGGAATAGAATCTTCTTTATAAAGAGTATATTTACCACCGTTTATATGATAAAGATTAGCCATTTCCTGAAACAGATTTGTATCTACAAATCTATCACCTTTACGTATATCAAGAAGAAAGCCACCGCTTTCTCCAATCATAAACAAATCATTAGGGTCTTTATAACCTGCATCTTTGGCACGTTGATAACAACTCTTTGGTTCATTTATGTATTGTAAGAATGGGTAGCTTTCAATATACTTTTCAACAGAACTTATATCACTCATTTCAATAAACTTAAAATCAATAATACAATAGCGGCAGCAGCACCACCTATAGTGACATTACGTTGTGTCTTTACTTTCTTACTCTGCCTACGAAGTAAAACACATTCTTGTCTAGTTTGTTCAATAAGAACACTATCATTCTTGACAATTTGTCTAAGCTTACTATTAATATTTTTCTCATAACTTAATTGAATTAATTTTGAATTAGCTTTACGAAGGTCAGCAACAGCAACAGTTACACTATCAGGAGAGCCGCCCTGTAAAAGGTATAGATTCTTACTTGATGAGTTGATAGAACAACTTAACAGTACTATCATTATCAAGTGCTTCAACTTCAATAACTTTCGCATCTTTAGCACTATCTAAATTATTAACTTGAATTTTTAAACTATCATTATGTTTAGCAACATCAGTATTGTCTATAATATTGTTATTCTTTTTATGATGGTAATCACCTATAGCTATACCAAGACAAAGAACAACAACTAAAGTTAGAATAACACCACAACCTTTATTGGTTTCATTAACAAAACTATCCATTACAAATCCTCCTCATTAATCAATGTATAAGTAAATAGTTTACCATAACCTTGACTAATTTGTCTATGAGCGAGTTTCATAAGTTCATCAAAGTCTTCTTTGTTAGCAAGAACTTGACAACCAGCAGACCAATTATCTACACGAGTAGAATGAGTTCCAGCTTTATGAATATTAATTCCAAAAGTACCTTCTTCAATAGTCTTTGAATTAAAATCATAAACAGTATCTTTATTGTTATCTCTATATACCTTTACAGGTTTATATTGAACAATAGCTTCATATTTACCTTGATGATAGCCAAGTTTCCAAGCTCCTTTATATTGACCAGGAACAAGAATAGCACAACCTTTATAACTAACTGGTTTAGTCATAGTAGTAATACCAGGGTCAGTAGTTGCAGCATAAATTTTACGAGTTCTAATATCATAAACATCGTTATATTCTACAACTATAACATCATCAAACTTATTAGTAACAGAATTACCAGCAGCTCTAATACCAATAATATTGAGATTATACTTACCTTTAGTAAAATATACATATCCCTTATTAACGAGAATTTTACTAAAGTTTGCTTTAGCTGCTTTATTATATAACTTTTCATTCATAACTTTATTATTTTAAAATACCAAGTAAATAAAAATCTCCACTTTCAGAAAGACCTTTACAAACATATTTATTTCCTCCTGCTTCTACTATATGTAGAACTCTAGGATTAATTCTTCTTCGTCTTGTCATAAGTCAAATTGTAATTCAGTTTGTTTATTCAATAAACCTTTATTTCCAAGATAAATCTTTCTATCTCTAAACATAGCATCTATTTCATTACGAATATAATTAATCTTATACCAAGTAACAACTTCTTTACCTTCAGTATCAATCTTATACATACCATGAATATCACGATAAGGCATACTATATTTATTCTTAACAAAAGGAGTTTGTATATGACAAAGACCAAGACCAACACAAGGAATACCAAGTATCATTTCAGTCATTCTAGCATAAGTAGATAATTGCATAGTATAATGATTGCCATTGCAATTCTCTAGATGAGCAAAAGGAGGAAGCATATATTCATGAGTATCAATCCACTCAGACGTAAGTTGAACAGGTTTCATAGTTTTGTCTTTCTTATAGAAACCACTACTAAAATGAAGACCGTCTTTATTAGTTTTCCAATCAAGAATTACAAACTTTTCAGGACGAACACAAAGAACATCAATAGTACCACTAAGAAGAAGCTCTGGAACAAATACTCCAATTTCAGAATAAATAGTATATCCTTTATCAACATAATATTGAAATACACTATATATCTCAGGATATTTATTATCAGTAGCAATTTTAAACTGTTCTATATCTAGAGGATGAGCTAAAAGATTTGGAATATCAGCAACAGTAATACATCTACCGCTTTTAACTTGATTAAGATATTGAATAGCATCTTTAAACATACTACTACCTTTAATTCCATCCTCAAGTCCATTATGTGTTTTAGTACCACGTTCACAAGCTTCTTTAGTAATTCTTTCCCATTCCATTTCAAGCTTACGTTCACTAATACCACGTTCTTTAGCTTTCTTTCTTAACCAATACTTCTTATCAAACTTTGGACAATAATTCTCAATATTAGTTGTAACACTAAGATATTCATTGCCGTTAGTATCAGTGTACTTATGATGAGCTTCTTCAAAATAAAGGAACGTATTATTATAAAGATTATTCATATCTATAGTATTTACAAGTTAATTATTTATATCTCCAAATGTAACCTCCTGCTAATTTAGCACAACCTTTTATACAATTATGTATACAAGTTTTACCTACACCAATAGCATTTGCAGCAACACGTAAATTAGGAAACTCATCTATTGTTTCAAAAGTTGTTGGATTTATTTGTAAAACTATTCTAGGCTTGTTAGAATAGTTATGATTATGATTATTGTTTTTATATTCCCAACAATACCCTCCAGCAGTAACATATATTTTACTCAAAGCTTTAAAAATGCTACTTGAAGTAATTCTAGTATGTTTAGCTGCATCTCTTCCGCTTTTAAAAGTATTAATTACTTTACCAGTAGTAGCATCAATCATTAAAACAGCATTCTCTTTTTCTTTATATTGACTATTTTCTCTAGGTGTAACCCATTCAAGATTATCGACACAATTGTTAAGAGTATTGTTGTCTTTATGATTAACTTCTATTTTACTAGAATCGTTGTTAGGTATAAACATTTGAGCAACAATTCTATGAATAAATACCATCTTTCCTAAGATATGTACTCTTTCATAGTTATTTGTGATTTGAGTACTCATAACTCTAATGCCATTCCAATTAGAAGATATTAATTTACCCTTATTTGTAATCCAATAAATAGACCTAGCTCCTCTAGCATATTCTTTATATTCTTCATCTTTATCTAAAAGCTTAGAAGGATTGTCTTCTATTTTATTTTTATGATGAAATTTTAAATCTAAACTTATTTCCATAATTACATATATTGACTTGAATCCATAGAACTTGATACAGCATTACCTCCTCTAGCAACTTCAGCTTCTTTTTCATACATAAGATTTTCTTTAGCTTCATCAAGAGCTTTAAGTATCTTAGGCATTTCTTTAGCTTTATCTGCAACTTTATCTGTTAGATTCATAATAATGTCTGCATTTTCAAGAGTTAAATTAGCTTTATCTCTAAGCTTTTCATTAAGAATAGTATTAATTGCATCAAGAGAAAGATTTACGTTATGAAGAGTTTTAAGAAGATTCTCAACAACTCTACCAGCTTCACCAATTTGTTGAGCATAATATCTTCTAATTATTTTAAGCATTAAAGCTGTAGGATGATAACTAACAGGAAGACCTGCTTGTTCAATAGCCATCTTTAATGCTTCAGCATCACTAAGACCTTGTTGTTTAGCAGGAGATTTAGGGTCGCCTAAATAATATATAACAATACATTGTTTAATATATTCTGCTTTATTGTCAGTCTTATCTTGTTCATAAAGAGTTCTAACATCTTTATCCATAAGTTGACGAATTGATGGAGCTTTAGGAATACCATTATCGTCAATAACAAGCATGTTGTCTATAATCAATTCATCTCTTCGCATGGTGGACTATATGTTAAATGTAAAACACCATGAAACATCATATCAGTTCTTGCAGCACCAATCTCATCAACTAGATTCCAATAACTTCTACGATTATTTCTTTTATTAGCAATCATACTCGTTTCATACTTATAAAGCCTATTGTAATTATCTTTACAAACTTCTTCACGAATAAGCTCTTTACGAAACATAATATAATTATCTTTATCCATAGTGAGTTTAGCAGCTTGAATCTCATTACTATGAAGAGTTAGAGCAAGAGAACCAGCACGTTGTTTAATGCGTCCTATAAAAGGGATACCTGCTGCTACACCAGCTGCAACATAACCTCCTAAATTAATTTCAAGTTGGGTTATAAGTTCATAAGCAACATCCTTATCTATTACGTTATCGTCAATAGTTTTAAGAACATCTTTCTTATTGACTAAAGTAACATTTTCAGGATGTACACCCCAAGGAAACTTACGAACTTCAAGTTCATCACTCATATCATTATAAGTTATAATAGTTACTTAATAAGCTTCGGGAGCATTCGCTCCCTCAGCAGTTTACTCTAGACCCCCGGTAAGAGGTATAGTCGTATCTAACTTTTAATTATCCACAGACCCATTAGTATTAGCAGGAGTTAAATAAACAGGAGCTTCTTTCTGACTATTACCAATAGTTCCATGAATATAAGCAGCAGCTACAATCTTAAAATCTACAAAGTAAGTAGGAGACATTACTCCAATAAGTTTCTTATTCAAATCAGGATTGCTATCAAGAAGTTGAACCAAACGATGAGGAGTAAGGTCATTAGCAGGAACACCTACAGTATGACCGAGAGCAATATCAGAAGGAGCAATAACAATGCCTTCACCTGATTGAATAGAAGAATAAAACTCATCGTCACTATTAACTTTAATCATCATAGCAACACCTGCCACACTAGCATTCTTATTCTGTCTAACAGTACTTACAATTTCAATTGGACGAACTTTATAAGCAACAGCAATAAGAGCATAATTCGGGGCAACAGATACATGACGAGTAATCTTCTGAAGATAATCTACTGATACTTCATTAATTGTAGTAGGTAAAGTAAGATTATACTCACCACCACGATAATTAACTTTTAAATTAACCATAACTTTAATATTTAAATTAATAACTAGAATATACTTATCTTTAGTAAGTTATTTAATATTTTATTTTAATAGCTCTGGAGATAATGCTCAAGCTACTACTGAAGATAATGCTCAAGATATTGCTCCAAAACCTGCTGCAAAGATATATATAAATAATGTACGTGCTACTACTGTTAGTCTTCATTTGTTAAGATTAACAAACTGAAACGATTAGTGTTATACATATCAATACCTTTTACAGGGCGGCTAGATTATCTAACACTTCTACTAGTAAGGTCTTTAACACCAAAAGCAACTTTATTAGTCGGATTAGTATTATGATTATCAATAGTTGTAGGAATGTCTAGAAACTCTTCAAATTCAAGAGCTTTAAATTCATTAATAACAACACCAGCAGTATTATTAATATCTTTAATAGTACTATTAACTTGTTCATTCCAATTATCTATATTAATATTTCTAACAACCAAAGGATTAAGAAGATACCAATTACGATTAGGCTTAACTACATTCGGATAATCAGCAACAATATCTTGCCATCTACACATACAATGATTATCTATAAGAATTTTAATAGCATTTCTTATAGTCTTATCATCCTTAACACCTAAAGCTTTACTAATTCCTTTAACTTCAAGTTCAACAGTAGTTTGATTAGTATATAAATTAGCAGATACTCAAGTATTCTTCTAGCTGTATTATCTTTTATATTAAACGCTACAGCAGGATTATAATAATTAATATTGTAATCAAAATTCTTCATATTAATAATTAGTTATTATAACTTTACCATTATCATTAAGTTCTCCTTTTCGATTACCATATAACATATTATAATCTACAGCAAATAAATCAACATCACCATTAAACAATAAATTATGATTTACAATATAAGTATTAGGTTTATTTGTTCTAACTAAAACATTTAATTCTTTTCTATAACAAATACTATGTATTATAGTTTTAGCATGTTCAATAGTACAGTTTAGTTTATAGCCTATACTTTCATAATCTACAACATAAATATTAGAATTATATGGAAGAGTTGTTCCGATATAAAGCATAGTACGAATTTCATCAACATGTAAATTACCATTATTAATAATAGCTTCACTTAATTTTTGATTAATTCTAAAAGTACTAGGAACATTATGAGGAACATATAATTTACAAGTTTCTATAAAATCAAATAAATCATAATCTTCATTATCTTTAGGAAGAATAACATCATATATTGTTGGAACAATATAAGCACTTTTAATTCTAGCAGCTCGTTGTGCTACAAATTGAATGCGATAAGCAGAATAATCGTCTAGTTTCATAATCTTATTTATTTTAATTGTTAAAATGATTTTGCAAATATATTAATAATTTGTTAATAAATGACATTATATTTACTATATTATATATTAATAATGTATATTTGCAGTCGCAGACCTACATAGCAGAATAATAGTTGTTCAAATAGTTACAACTACTGTAACTCGACCTGCTAATGAACTTGTATTAGATTGAGTGTTACTCATGGTTTACAAGAGTTAGCAATAAGTCTGTGAGGGCTTCTTGGTTCTCCTTTCATTTAAAGCTAAAAAGCAAGGTGGAAAGACTCTTACAAGAAGTTGAGAATTATGTAATCAAAACAAAGTTTTTGACCAGAGTATACTCTTATACTCAAGAGATACTATATTCACTAAAGAAATAAATAATAAAGTAGCTGTTGGATAAATTAATCTAACAGCTATTATTGTATATAATAATATCAGTAATAATAATTGTAGTGTTGTTGAAGAAGATAATAATGATGAATATAATAATTAGGCGATGATAGTAAAGATAATTATAATATAAATAATGATGGTATTGATAATTATAATATAAATAATTGTAAGGGAGGACATAAAATAGATAGTATAGATAATAATAATGATGAAATTGGTAATAATGAAACTGATAATAGAGATAATGAAGAAATTAATGATGATAAAGTTGAAAATGATGATAAAGAAATTAATAAAGATGAAGAAAATAATAAAGATAAAGAAGTTGAAGTTACTGATGAAGTTACTTATGAAGTTAAAGCTACTGATAATAAAGTTGCTGATAAAGTTACTGATGATGATGAAGAAAGTGATTTATATAATTGTAAGGAAGGAAGTATGTACTACTGCCCCCGGTCTTCGATAAGCTAATTGAATGCCCCCCCCCTACTCATCAACAACTGAAAAATCATTGTCATGCAACAACTAAAAAAGTCTTGGCTGGAGAAAATCTTCATGCTAGTAGTAGACGAGCTGCTACTTATTGTTTTACTCCTAATTATATTCAAATGGAGACAACTATTATTTCTGCTAGTATTCGTGTTAATGCTGAGACTGGTGCTCGCACCGTAGTTATGAACACTGCTGATGAATTTGATTTCATTGATTCAGCAAATGGTTTTGCTCATGGCAAGCGTAAGATGATTGTTATATCAATGAAGCAGTTGCTTCACTTCATTAATGAAGCTGATAGTGAGCTTGGTGATGATATTGCATTCATGGCTATGGCTACTAACCCAACTAATGCTCAGTTTGAGGATTTACTTATGGGTGCTAAAGTTGACATTGCTCAACAAGAACGTAGTGCTGGTGAGCAATACGAAGCTAATGGTCAGCAAATTATTGCAACTTATGATAGTATTCATATTTCTCAGTTTACTATTAATGCTGTTAGTCCTGTTGGTCGCTATGCCATTGATTACAATGGTATTCCTGATGCTTATGCTACTACTAAGGAACGTAGAGTAGCTTGGAATACTACTCGCAAAGCTCTTCGTGCTTAATATGGTGAAGCTGCTCTGGCTTAGGCTAGAGTGGCTTCTCATGTTGCTACTTGTCAACAAGAAAGAACAAGTACTCGACAAGAACTAAAAAGGTCTTGTCAACAAGAACAAAAAAGGCTTTGATGTGGAATTGGCTTATAGTGAAAGTAAGCGTTCTACTACTGATAAATGTTTAATTAAATAAGGAGAACTTATTATGAATAAATTAATGATTTTAGCAATATTAGTTGCTTATAAGGCTTTTAATGATAAAAGTCTTAAACTTACTGTTAAAGAGGGTAATGTAATTTATGTTATTCCTAGTATTACAATTGATGACATATGTGCTGATGGTAGCATTGATATTATAATTGTTGATGAGAATAATAATGCTCGTCTTAGAACTATTTATGTTGATGATATTGTGAGTGTAGAGTTTGTAAAGTAGTTTATAATGTGTTTCATAGTGAAAGAGAAGGAGATCCCGTTAAACTAAGTGTTCCTCTTCCTATTCCTTCTTCTTCACTTTCAAATCCTTATTTTATTATCATTATTAATATTATAACTCTTACTAATGTTCTTAGTATTACTTATATTATTTGTCGAACTCATAATGATATTGCTAATGAACGTCTTGTTAAGACTTATCATATTAATCATCTGATTATTAATCATTTAGATGGTACTAAAGTTATTTTTGATGATAGCATCACTGTTGTTATTTTTGAAGATAATTGTACTGTTATTCCTGATAATCAATAAGTTATGGCACTTGATGATTTTACTCTCTTGATACTAGCGATACTGGTATTGATTATGCTTGTCAAGCTAATGCTGATGAGTATAGAATATGTATGTCATGTTTTATAATTATACTAATGTTAGATTAAAATGAAAGAATTATATAAGATTTATTTTAGACTTATACTTATCGCTTGTGTAGGTCTTGGAACTATTCTTACTCTTCATGGTTATAACGAAGTTGAAGATAGTTTTGATGGTTTTAATTATGCTGGAGTTATACTTATTTGTGTAGGTGTAGCATTAACTGTAATAGATGAACTTAATAATAAAGATAAAGATATAAAGTAAATAAGTAATCTATTGTGTAATAAACTGGTTCTGTTTTTGCAGAATGTATGTTTGCTAGTACGGTTCGTGAGAATAGTACTAGTTTTAATAAAGATAGTGTTAATCAATTAATATATTAATCATTTAAATTAAACAATTATGGATACAAAGAAAGTTATTGCTGGGCTGACTAGCGTTAAGACTAACAATGTAGTTAAAGATGTAGTAGTTCGTAACATTAATGTTACAGAGTTGGAGAATTATAATCGAGTAAGTATTACTCTTGACAAACCAGTTAAGGGTATGATTGCTCAAGAAGATGGTTCTTATGTTGAAGGTGAGACTAATGTTATCTTTGTTGGTAACTATTCTATTGTCGCTGCTCTTCGTGAGAATCCAGATGTTGCGTTTTGTGGCAATCATTTGATTATGCATCCACAAGCTCTTAATGTTATTCTTAGTGGTGCTAAGATTAATGTTATTCAGGAAGCTGTAACTGCTGGTCAAATGTATACTAATCCATTTAGTACTAATGCTACTCCTACTCCTGTTCAGCATGATTCTTATTACAATCATGTATATGATATTCGTTTGAGTACATTTGGTCTCAAGATGCTTGATAAGCTTGCTGAGAAGATGTTGTTTGACTAATTATTATTGTTGCTAGTGGTAGTATTATTTATAATGCTACTGCTAGCATTTATTTATTAACAAATTAATTATAAGGAGAACTTATATGTGCAATAGATATTTCTTTACTTCTTCACGCACTAAAGAAAGAGCTGAAGGATATGTGTTTATTTCTACTAGTAAAGATGAAGCTTATGCTAAGAAATTAGCTAAAGCTCGCTTTAAGATTTATGGTTATAAAGGTAGACCTATTAGAATAACTCCTCTTAGTGCTATTAAACTAGGAGTTATATAATATTCTTAATATTATAGCCGCCCTGTAAAAGGTATGGTTTATTATCATTATCTTTGCATTGTAATTATAAATGATATAACTATGACTGATAATGATTTTGATTTAAATGCTCAAGACATCGACC